CTTATGATCATAAGTAAGCAACTGCTCACGGTGGCTGATGATTGCATCGGCGGCCAGCCATTCGGTTTGATATACTTCAAGGCCATTCTCATCAACACGCGATTTGGCCAAAGCTCGCAACCGTTCAATTAGATTATCTTCTGTGGCTTTGATCATGGCTGCTTGTCCTTGAGTTTGAGAATGGCACTTTTAGCCGCGCTCGCATATTCTGTATCATAAGCTGGGCGGCGAAGGCCCAATGTTTGGGTGCGTCCCTCTTTGACTTTTAGACAAGCCAAATAAGCCTCATTCGCCGCTTTCTCAAGCGCATCATTGCGGGCGATACGCAGCCGCCTGACCTCGGCGCAAAGCAAGATGATATTGGTGGGATTGCATGTCACGATGAACTCAGTGTCAACGTCATACATGCCGTTCTTATTACAGCGGGCGATTAACAAGCCCTTGTAATGGTTTTTCGGATAAATGCTGTGGATGAAGTTGTCAGAAGTTGAAAATTCATTTTGCATTTCCCACGGTCCCGGCGTTGCCTCTCTAGCTACCTTCTCAATCGCGTCAATGTCGATCATATCTTCCTCCTTAGTACTTGATTTGCTGCAACGCCCGGTAAATTTTACCGAGCTTATTGTCTATCTCCAACCGGACGAACCCCGCGTTCTGCATGGCCGTTAAGAGCCCGGCGATGTTGTGTGAGGGGACTCGTTGTTGAAGGAACGAAAACACACGAGCCTCAATCACGCCCGGAGTCCTTTCTTTGATCTGCGTTTTCTCAATGAAGTAATGGAGATCGCCGATGACTACGGAGTCTCCACCCTGCGCGAACGACTTGAATATGTCCGGCATAAACTCTTCTGCTTCGAGCATCCATTCGAGTGCTATGTTGTAGTGATCGACTGTTATAACGGGTTCATTGCTCTCACTCGCCGCGGCGATCAAACACAACTTGAGTAGGAGGTAAGTGCGCCGGGAATTGTAGCTCAATAACTTCGGATGTGTTGGCGCGGGAGGGCCACCCGCCATGTGCCAGTTCTCTATGGCATCGGCCGCACCATCTTCGAACTGATAGTTTCCGATGAGTCCATGAATGATTTTGAGGTCGTGGATCAGCGACTCCTTGAGTTCAACATTGGCCTTTCGCATCTTGAAAATGGGTGCGAGAATTTTCTCCCCGCTGTAGATCAAGCAGAGCCGGGAAGCGAAGCCTTCGCTCCAAGCGCCTTCGGGGAGGATAGCGTTGAGATAGTGGGGATTAGTCGCCGCGACAAGATTGATTTGCGGGTGATCAACAGAGTAAGTGAGGTCTTTTCCGCGCCGGGACTCGCCGAACCGTTTGCCGTCGTATATGTCAGTGAGGATGTGCATCAGTTCGGGATCAAAACCCTTAATGAGAATGCTCAATTCGTTGACAGCGATGGCGATGGAATTGAATGAGAGAATGCTTGGTTGGCAGTTAGGGCGGACCACACGGCGCTCGGCCTCGCGAAGTCTGTCCTTGAGAGAGGCTCCGGTCAAATCCGAGTGTGGGGCGTGAAGGTCTTTCAAGTGATACCAGAAGTCTTGAATGGTTGAGGTAAGCAAAGTCTTACCTGTGCCCGGCGGGCCAACAATGATGATGTAGAGTGTAGCGTGGACCTGACCGATTGAATTGACAGTCCAAATCTTTCGCTCGATTGCACCTGCGAGAGTGGCAATGCCAGTCCATTTTCGCCAAATCTTAGGCGAAGGAAGTCCACTCGTATATTCGAGAAATCCATCGATCCACGACTCCAATTTTCGTGCTGTCACAAGAAGTCCCGCAAGGTTAGTTGCTTCTTACCCTCATCGATAAATGTCCGACTGTCGTGGCCAGTCCATTTAATGAGGCCGTTTGGGTTTTTCTTCACTGAACCGTCTTTATTCTTCTCAACGTCGCCCCAACTCCAACCGACTTTGGCCTCGACAGGGACAACGAACTCCCTTCCCTTCGCCAACATGAATGGCTCGCGGAGCGTTTCCATTGCCCATGGGACGAGAGTATCCTCGCGCTCTTCGGGGTACTGGATCAGAATGGAGTCATGAACTTGAAGCAAAATTTGAACTTTGTTCGCTCGCCACAAGCGAAGGAGACCCCGATCTATTTCGTCTGCCGTAGAGGATTGGGGGTTATAGGCCACAGCAGCTCGGATAGTTTCTCCTTCATCTGGCCTGCCGAAAAATTGTCGCTTACGGCCGAGGAGAGAAGTGATGCACGAGCTGCGCTTAAGCTCAGCAATGACCCATAGGTGCCATTCTCGTATTGCGGGGAAAGCAGAAAAATAACGTGACTGAAATTCAGTAATGAGGCTTGTACTGACTTTTGTATGCTTGGCCATTGTTGGAGGTGTCCCAATGTAGTTGGTGCCATGGCCCAATTTCTTAGCGAGATCTCGATACGATAAAGCACGATAAGCAATTGTATCAGCAATTGCTCGGTCAAGTTTTGCGTCTCCTGTCCAGGGAAGGTCCGCCCAAGCCATTCGACAAACTGTTGTGTGGAGGTCTCCGCTTTCGCAAGCGTTGAGATAAGCCCCGGCGAACTGTTCACCACGCGACTCAACAAAGAGGTTCCAACAAATGGCTCCGACGTTTCTTGCATCAGCTTGCTCCAAATCTAAGTTGGCGAATTTCATTCCAGGGTCGGCGACGATAACATAACGGAGATCGCGGTCCACGTTCTGGAGATTGCCGCCGGTGCTGAATGCACTCATTGACGACGAAAGCCTCCCGGTGTTCGTGCCGCCGATATTGTAGGAGGTCCGAATGCGATCATCCGTGTCAAGGTCCGTTTCTAAGAACATCCTCTTCTTATCAATGTCGCGAAGTTTGAGGATGTAATTACAAAGGGGCTCGGCCAGCCAATTATCGCGGAGCTTCTCAAGAGCCTCGCGATTGACGGTCGGAGCCATCTGTCCATTCGCGTTTCGTTTCCGAACCGGATGAATTTTCATCACACCATAAAGGAGATTTTTGAGGAACGGAACGCTCCGCCAAAATTTCGACTTGCCACTTGTAACAGTGGACAGGCCGATGCCCTCATTAATTATGGCAGCGAGGTTCTGCTCCAACGTGGCGATCTGATTACGGTAAAGACTGAGTGTCTCCGCCCGTTTCTTTTGATCGACGCGGAGCCCGCGAAGAGACATCTCCAAGACTGGAGCCTGGAGTGCCCGACTGAAATCGTAGATATGCTGTGTCTCGTTTATAAGGTACTGTTTAATGGCATCGCGGATTTCGAGCGTAACGCAACAGTCGAGCCCGTTATAAATCCAATCGTTCTCATCGCCACGCGCGATAGTAGCTTGGTTGAGCGTTGCCGTCTGGATGATGCGGGCCATCAGGGGAAGGCCTCAAACACTTCGAGCATGGTTTTGAGCAGTGAAACCGCTAAGTGTCGGCGCTCAAGGGGAACGCCGTATTCGAGAGCCATCTCAATTCCCGTTGTCATCCCGCGAGACACTCCATAATCCACATATATGGCGCAGAGTTCGGCCTTCGCGTACCACGCATGACCGGCGCGGATGCCTTGTTCGCGTTCGGTCGCGATGCTATCGTCGAGGACGCCCGGTTGTGTGTAAAGGAGATGTGATGCAAAAGGGGACTCGCCCCGCAGGAGGGAGTCCCGAATTGCCAGCCGGGCGTAGGCAACATTGTGTTTGATGTCGCCGCTGAATGGAGACTCGATAATCACGAGGCGCATTTTGGTTTACCTATGTAAAGTAGCCTGTAAAGATCGAGCTTATGTGCCTTGAGTGGAAAAGGATACTTATTCCGAACACAAGTCGTAACAAAATCGCGAGCTTGTTCGTCTCTTATGACAAAACGAACTGGATACTCAAACAGATAATCCAATTCAAAACAGAGGCTATCGAGCTCGTTTGTCGTGAATGCTTCAACGACTGTGTTCCAGTCTTTATAATAGGTTGCCATCAATCTTCCTCCTTCACTGTGTCTTTCTTTCTGTGGTTGACTTTCCAACTCGCTTCGTTCGTGTAGATCGAACCGAGGAAACCGAGATCCTTCTTCATTTCGGGGTAGAGGGCATGGTGGAGAAGCATCGTGTCGTCCTCGAAGTGGGGAACGGTGATGCCATACTTGCGCCAAAGGAACTGAATGTCGTAGAGAAAGTTCTGGCCGACAATAGATTTCGAAAGAGCACAGATACGCTTTACCCAATTCCATGCTGCAAGCTCGTCCACTAATGTCGGCCAGTAGTTGCCCCGCGTCGTGCGAAACGGAACGACGAGGGCAACGTCAGTTCGAGGCGCAAAGCCAATACAGGTGATCTGATCGAACTTCGTCTCGATGTCGATTGAGAGGTTCGGGGATGGGGTGATATGAATGTCCTCGAACGAGTAAAGATCGTTGAGGTCGGGCTCAATCCAAATTGTGCGTTGGGGCCGAACGATTTCGGGGAAGGCCAGCTCACGCTTCGCTTTGTGGAGATCAGCGATCAAGATGGGGCGGAGCCTCCAATCGCGGAGGATCGCGGTCGGGTGGTAGGTCGGGAACACCTTGATGTTGCTCGTAGACATGACGGGAGTTCCACGGATTTTGCTTATGCCCGTTTTGCCAAGCAAGGCCCAAGCGGCTGTACCTCCTAAGGCGAGTATCATGGTCGGGCGCTCGACTTCGATTTCGCGTTGGAGTCGCGTCAATTCGGGAGCGTACTCTATTCGAACGTACTTGCTGCTAGCGAGAGCGGGCATCAATGGGATACCCTCACTTCGAGGACCACAAAGATTGCGAATGTCGTTCGATGGTTGAGGGCGAAAGTTAAAGACGTTCGTGAAGTAGCACTCCTTCGGGTCTATGCCGACCTCACGAAGGGTTCCGCGCAAGAAGCGCCCAGTCGGGCCGACGAAGGGGGCGTGAACTTCTTCCTCCTCGCGGCCCCAAGCCTCGCCAACGATCATCAGCTTGGACATTAAAGAAAGTCCGGGATGTAATTGGCCTGGGCTCGACGACCGCCGAGCTTGGCATAACCCTCGATGTCTAGCCAGTGATCTGGCTCACAGGGATTGCCCGAAAGAATACGTGCAATCTTGTTGGCGATCATCGCAAGGGCCTCGGCCTGATCATCCTGCAACTCATCCCATTTACTTCCCTCAGCATGTTCCATGGCGTACTTTAACGCCTGAGCTATCCGAGCGGTGTCGTTGAAATAGCCATGTGTTTTTTCGTTGTGCTCTAAAACTTCGTCAATCTTCATCATAGAAGTTCTCCTTTGCAAGGTTGAATGAGTCCTCATCAATTTCAATTCCCAAAGTGCCTGCTGCGCCGAGACGCTGAGCAACTTTGATCGCGTTCGCCGAGCCGCATGTTGGGTCCAGAACGACAGAATATTCATCGACAACCATTCGCATGAAATGGTGGAGCATATCTACGGGCTTCTCCGTGATGTGGATGTTCTTGGTTGTTGGCCCGGCGAAGGAGTTCGCGACGGCGGACACGATCTTGCGATCCCCCCGGACGCAGAAGAAAGCCGTCTCATAGGTTCGACGCGGCCCACGTGAGGGATCGGGAAGGACTCCGGCGTTGTCGGATTTGTGCCAGATGAGAGGGAAGGGATTGACGGTCCAGCCCATTTCAAACAATAGATTTCTCGTTGAACCGTAATTGTGCATTGAGAACCAGAAGATCATATGAGCGGACTCAGCCACGACATTCTTCATGCTTCGGGCGAGTGCATCAAGCAAATGTATGTAGACCTCGGGCGAGTCATCATACTCGTTACCTATACTAACAGTATCGGAGTTCATTCGAGATGAGTCAGTGTAGTTGATCCCATAGGGGAAATCGCAATGAAGGAGGTTGAACTTAACACCGTCATAAGCCTGACTCCACGAGATGAAGTCGTCGTGGATTAGAGGGATATGACGCTCAGGGCGCTTTTCGATCCCGGCGATGACCGACGTCGTTTCGCGCTCGACCTTCCGCCGAACTACGTTCCGTGCCACGCTGTAAGAGTTGGCCTTGGCGATCTTTGAGTCGCCGGACTCGATGTGTTTTTGAACACGGATTTGTTCTCCTATCGCTTGTCGAGTGGAGCCGAGCGCTTCCGCTGTTCTGTCAAGGGTCCACTTTGAGTCCTCGTTCGTCCGCAAGGAGTGGTATTTGTTAACAGCATCGCATTCCTCTTGCCATGTGAGGTCCACGCGGCGAAGATTTTCTTCCAGTTCCAAAAGGTGAAGCGCGGCTTCATCGAGATCCTCTACGAATTGAACTGACACATGAGTCCAGCCGAGCATCTTAACGGCGTTCCATCGTCGCTCGCCTGCACGAAGCTGTCCGTCGTGCTGGATGACGGGCGGATTGATGAGGCCGATCTTCGAGATAGACTCCGCTAATTCCTCGATGTCGTTGAGTTCGCGCCGTTGACGCGTTGCTCGATCGACCCAGATTTTATCAATGGGGAAAGAAGTGAAGGTTCCACTTGTCATGGTGTCTCCGGTTAAAAAGGGAGGGCCGAAACCCTCCCAAGTTTACCCCACTCATAGGGGAGGCTACTCTAGTGGGGCCGTCTTGGTGATCTCGTCGTACATGATCTCGGGATTGGCCTTGTCGGGCCGATATCCCATAACGATCACGCAGGACTTGTTGACGGCGGAGTTCAACATCTGCTTGAACTTGTCGTCGCCACTGTCCTCAATCTTCAAGTGATCGATGAGAAATCGCTTCAAGTTATAAACGCTCCGGTCGAAGTTCAATTTCTCCTCTGGATCGCGGTTGAACATGAAACGGAGACGACGGCGAACGCCGGAGACTTTGCCGAACTTTTTCAACTCGTCGGCGTCCACATCTTCGAGGGCACTGACGATATTCATTTGGAAATCACAAACGTCGAACCTGCCATCGGCGATAGTGTCTATGGAGGGGACTTTCTCGACGAAAGCCTTATAGCTCCCGATTGGGATGAGCGGCGGGCGCTCGACTGAGGCAACTGCGGTATTGAGTACATCATTGAAGTTCATGGTTTTTCATCCTTAATGGTTGGTTGCATCTCCTTGAGGTTGCTGAACAGTGTCGCAAGCCCCGACTCAAGGGGTAGTTCAGACTCGATCTTGAAGGGAGCGGGGCTCTTCAAGTCGATTGTATCAGTTGGGACCGTCTTGATTTTTCTCTTAACGTTCTTACCTGAACCGCTGCTCTCCGCGAGGACGAGCGTATTGAAGTAGCGAGGGATGATCGGGCCGAGGGCATTGCCGATTGCGTTGGCAAAGCCTTTTGTCGTTCCGTCAGCCTGCTCACGATAGTTGACATGGCTTATGACTATGACATTGGCGTGGAAAGTCTCACTGGTAAGAACAGCGATTGTGTTCTCGACCGCGCCTTGAGCGGAGAAGTACCACTGTCGAGGGTCTTTGGCCGAAGGGGCCATTCCTTTAGCCCAATCGAAAGCGGCTTTGCCGTAAGCGCTCAATGAGTCAAGAACGAAGATCGTATCCGAACCTAACTCAGCCGGGATAGAGTCGTCCGTCCATTTAGTCATGAGCTTAAGCGCGTCGGTGAATGCTTTTGGGCTCCCGCTGATGACCGGGCCTTGCTCCGTTGCCTTGAACTTGTCCCGAAGAGTCTCGAACCGGACGTTCTTGAGCTTGTCGGGACAATCTCGCTTGGCGAACTGGACGAGAGAGTCAAGCCCATTGTCCATGTCTAGAATGACGAGCTTGTAGTTTGCTTGAAGCAGGCTCACGAGGGAGCCAGTCTTGCCCGAACCGGAGTTCCCGATGTAAAGGATTTTGGTGAAGCTCGATGACTGGTGCTGATCAAGAGTGGGCATCAGATTGCAAACTCCCCTTGATATTTCTTGGCTGCGAGTTTGTAACACATTGCAGCTTCCTCCTCAGTTGCTAAACTTCCAAGTGCGAGACTCGGGATCATACGAAAATAACTTGTAGACTCGTTCTGGTGATGGTTTCATAATATACCTCTATCTCCTAAGCAACGGATCCCAAATCTTAGTCTGCTCGAAATCGCCCGCGAGGAAATGCTTGCGGACTTCGGGCGAGCGGGAACACACGCCACGGAACTCACACCCGCCGTAGTTGTTGCACGAACTGTAGTTCATACGGAAATCATTCTCTCGTGTCGCCTTGCGCGTGTCCTCGATGAGCTTCATCGTATGGTCGTACCACTCGTTGAGTTGGGACTCAGTTTTGTGGATGAAGCCGCGAGCGAACCGGCTGAACCCGACCGCTATCTGTGCCGCGTCGATGAGGACTCCGTGGATCGGAAGCTTGAACAGGATTTTCCCGGCCAACGTGTAAAGGCTCATCTGCGTGTCGAGGTTGAACTGCTCGAAATAGTAGGGGCCGACCGTGAAGCCAGTCGTTTTCTGGTCCATCACGTAGAGTTGATCGCTGTACTCGACGAGCCTGTCGAGATGGCCCGATA